CAGTTACGAAGGCGCCGGAGAGGGCCGTCGATCCACTGGCTGGGATGCTCCCGACAACGGGATCAACAGCATCAACACCCCGGCACTGCGCAACTTGCGCTCGCGCTCCCGGGCAGCGGTACGCAATGACCCATATGCCTTCAACGTGATCGACAAGCGCGTCAGTAACTTGATCGGCACGGGCATAACCCCTCGGCCGACCACCGACGACGATGCTTTGCGTAGGTTGCTGCAGGAGTTGTGGGGCGACTGGGTTGATGAATCGGATACGGATGAACGTACCGACTTCTACGGCCAGCAGGCCCTGGTGGCGCGCACGGTAGAAACATCGGGTGAGTGCTTTGTGCGCCTGCGACCGCGGAGCCTGGATGAGGGCTTGGCGGTTCCGCTACAGCTCCAGATTCTGGCGCCGGAGTTTGTTCCGCACGACAAGTACGAGAGCACCAAAACAGGCAACATCATCCGCGCCGGGATCGAGTTCAACCCGGGCGGCAAGCGCGTGGCTTACTGGATGTACCTGTCGCATCCGCGCGATGCGGCGTCGCTGAATGCTGGCTATAACCGGTTGGTCCGCGTGCCTGCCGCCCAGGTGCTACACATCTTCGAACCGGTTGAGCCCGGTCAACTGCGCGGTGTGCCGCGATTGTCACCGGTGCTCAAGCGTCTGCGCAGTCTCGACAACTACGACGACGCGGTGTTGTTTCGCCAGGAGGTAGCTAACCTGTTCGCTGGCTTCATCAAGAGGCCGGCACCCGAGCCCGGCCCCGTGGTGCGGGACCCGTCCACCGGCGAGCCACTGAGCCTGGATCGCGACGGCTTCACGCCGATGGTCGCGCTGGAGCCCGGCACCATGCAGGAGCTGGGGCCGGGTGAAGAGGTGGAGTTCTCCAAGCCACCGGATGCGGGCAACAACTATCCGGACTTCATGCGGCAGCAACTGATGGCTGCAGCAGCGGGGTCCGGTACGCCTTACGAGATTCTCACCGGTGACATGCGCGGGATCAACGACCGAGCGCTACGTGTGGTGCTCAACGAGTTTCGGCGCCGCCTGGAACAACTGCAATTTGGCGTTTACGTGCACCAGCTTTGTCGCCCAGTGCGGGCCGCCTGGATGGACATGGCCGTGTTGTCCGGTGTCCTGGTGCTGGGCGATTACGCGCAAAAACGCCGTGACTATCTGCGCACTCGTTGGGTGCCGCAAGGTTGGGCCTACATCCAGCCAGTACAGGACGTGCAGGCTCGACGTATGGAAGTGCAGGCCGGTTTTGCTTCGCGAAGCGAGATGGTTCTGCGCACCGGCTATGACGCTGAAACGGTCGATCAGGAAAACGCCGCCGATCTGGCGCGGGCCACAGCACTGGGCCTCAACTACAACACCCTTGATGCCGTCGAAACAACCGACGACAAGGAGCAACCATGAGCAAAAAAGCACGACCACGCATTTACAACCGGGCGGGCCAACGCGTGCAGGTGCAGAACAAGACCTGGTACGCGTTGCAGGCCAGCGGCGAGGCCGCCGAGCGAGTGATCGAAGTCTTTGTCTATGGCGAGATCGGCACCTGGGGCATTACTGCCAATCAATTTGTGCAGGACCTGCGGGCCATGGACGACGGCGTCTCGCCGGTGCTCGCGGCATTCAACAGCATCGGCGGTGATTTGTTTGACGGGCTCGCTATGCACAACGCGCTGTCGCGTCTGGGCGAGCGTTGCACCGGCCGGATTGATGCGTTGGCTGCCAGTGCGGCCAGCGTGGCGGTGTGCGGTGCACACCGTGTAGTCATCGCGTCGAACGCGATGCTGATGATCCACAACCCTTACACCTATGCCGGTGGGGATGCTGAGGACTTCCGCCGTGTCGCTGATGTGCTGGATCAGACCCTGGAGGCGATCATCGCGGCCTACAAGGCCAAGGCGCCGGACATTGATGACGCCGAACTGCGGCGCATGGTCAACGCCGAAACCTGGCTTACGGCCAATGAAGCAGTCGCCTTGGGGCTGGCCGATGAAGTCGGCGACGGCATCAAGGTCAAAGCATGTCTCGGCCAAGGTGCTGTGTTGCAGCGTTACCAGCGCGCGCCGGCTGAGTTGTTGGCCCAGCTCGACGAGTCACCCGAAGCGGATCCGGACCTGGAGCCGATCGATCCGCCGTTGGTGCCGGTGGTGGTCGACTCAACCCAATTGGCCTTGATGATCACCCAACGCTGCGCCGAGGCCGGTATCAGCAACCTGGTCGCGCCGTTGCTCAGCTCGACCAAGCTTGAAAGCGAAGCGATCGTTCAGGCGGGCCTGACACGGGCCAAAGCGGTGAATGATCTGTGTGTGGCCGCACGCTTGCCCGAGTTCAGTGCCGAGTACGTCGCTACCGGGCTGGATGCAGCGGCAGTCCGGGCGCGTCTGTTCGACAAAATCGTCACCAGCGGCAAGGGCTTTGAAATCGACAACAGTTTGCCGCTGGCAGACGACCCGGCGCCCAAGGTGCTGGCCAAACAACCTGACCCAACCTCGATCTGGGCTGCTCGACAAATCGCTCAGTCTGGAACTGCGCACGGCGCGAAAGGAGTAAGACCATGACCACCAAAAAAGAGCCGATCCACGCGGGTGAATTTCTCCTCTCCGAGGGCGCCGGGAACATCTCGCGGGAAACGATCAACGTTGCCGCTGGCCCTGCGCTTAATCCCGGCCAAGTCCTCGGTCTGGTGACGGCCACGGGCGAGTTCGCGCCGTATGATCCAGCCGCCGAAGACGGTACTCAGGCTGCCGTGGCGATCCTCTACGGGCAGCTGGGAGAGTCGGACATCGTGCGCCGTGGTCGCGCCGTGGTGCGCTTGGCTGAAGTCAGCGAAGTGCATTTGACCGGGCTTGATCCTGAGGCTGAAAAGGATCTGGCCACCCATTTTCTGATCATCCGCTAAGACCATCAGCCGCGTTTACCCAACCCGCCTTCAGCGGGTTTTTTCATTTCTGGAGAGTACCCATGGCCGAGATCGCCATTTTTGACAACGAAGCGTTTACCGTCACTGCGCTGACTGCTGCACTCAACGATCAACCCTATTTGCCTGGGCGCATCAGCGCGTTGGGCCTGTTCCGCGAGGAAGGCATAACTACCCTGACCGTGCAGATTGAAAAAGACGGCGACACCCTTGCGTTGGTGCCGGCGGGGGAGCGGGGCAGTTCGGGCCTGGTCGTCGCGGCCAGCAAGCGCAACCTGATCCCGTTCAATACCGTCCACCTGCCGGAGCGCTTCACCATCAAGGCCGACGAGATCCAGGGCATTCGCGCCTTCGGGACTCGCAGCGAATTACAGGCGGTGCAAGACGTGGTCAATGCCCGCCTGGCCAAAGCGCGTCGTCAGTTGGACGCGACCCACGAGTTCCAGCGCATGGGAGCCCTTAATGGACTGATCCTCGATGCCGATGGCTCGACGGTCCTGCTGGACCTTTACGACCGTTTCGGTGTGCAGCGTCAGAAGCTGCCCATGGGCTTGGCGGACCCGAGCACTGAGCTGCGGGTTAAGTGCGGCGAAGCACTGGATATGCAAGAGGACGCGCTGGGCAGTGTGACCAGCACCGGCTCTCGCGCGTTCTGCGGCAAAAACTTCTGGAACAAGTTGATCGTTCACAAGGCGGTCAAGGAAACCTACCTCAACAGCCAACAGGCGGCAGCGTTGCGTGGTGATGCCCGTGAAAGCTTCGAGTTCGGCGGCATTGTCTGGGAACGCTACCGTGGCAAGGTGGCGGGTGTGTCTTTCGTCCACGACGACAAGGCGTTGCTGGTTCCAGAGGGTGTGCCGGATCTGTACATCTCGGTGTTCGCGCCGGCCGATTACATGGAGACGGTCAACACTCAGGGCATTCCGTACTACAGCATGATCGAGCCACTGCCATTCAACAAAGGCATGGCCGGTGAAGCCCAGTCCAACCCGCTTCACCTGTGCACCCGACCGCGCGCTCAGATCCTGCTGGAGCTCTGACCATGAGCTTTCGCGATCTGGTTGCCGAGGTCGATGCGGTGGTATTCGAAACCCTGGGCGACACCGCACGGATCGAGGGTCGCGAGGAGCCAGTGTTCGGTATGTTTGCCGCGCCCTGGTTACAGCCGAAGTTCGGCAAGCTCAACACCGGGTTACGTGAGCCACGTTTCGAGATCCGCGTCAGCGATTCGCAGGGCATGGTGCAGGGCCTTTTGGTCAGTATCGATTTGCCCGCCTTGGATGGCGGCGGCGATTACGACCTGCTGCAGCTGGAGCCGAGCGGTGACGGCCTGGTCGCCTTGATCCTGAGGATGCGCCCATGAGTGTCGGTAGCTATTTCAAACCCTCGGCCGGCGGCGGGATGATCTCCATTCAGTCCTCGGCCAGGGACCTTCAAGCGTTTCAGGACTTTGCCAAGGTGGTACCTAAGGCTGCGGCAACGGCACACCGACGTGCGATCAACAAAACGTTGGGTTGGTTGCGCACGCACATCGCCCGGGCCGTCAGCCGGCAGGAGCGCATCGCTGTCGCCGCGGTACGTCAACGGCTGCGCAGTTACCCGGTCTCCGGCGGGGCTTCCAGCGGCAAGCTCTGGTTCGGTTTGAATGCCATTGAGTCCAGCCGGATCGGCCGGGCGCGGCAGACCGGCAGCGGCGTGTCGGTAGCCGGGCGGCGGTACCAGGGAGCGTTCATCAAGAAGGTCTACGGCAACAAGCCCGATATTTGGATTCGCACGGCGAGCATGCACTTCAACGCGGACGATTACCCCGACAGCACAGTGTCACCGGGTCGCGGGCCGAGCTCTGGGTGGGTGGCCGAAAATGGCAGTCGCTTTCCGTTGGCCAAGGCGAAAGTCTCGCTGGAGCAGGCGCGGCCACACTTCGATAGCTGGGTACAAAAGGCGGATGAGCGCCTGCTGGAGATCCTGAAACAAGAACTCAACTTTGAGCTGCAGAAGTACCTTAAGAGGATAGGCAATGTCTGATGAACCCTTCAGCCTCGCTCAGCTCTATCGGGCGATTGAGCAACATTTGGTGATCAATTTGCCCGGCGTTCGGGCGGTGACTGCATGGCCCAACATTTCAGATCGCGTTGCGCTTCCAGCTGTGTTTCTGGAGCTGGCCGAGATCGAGCCGGGTACCGACATCGGTACCGGCGAAACAACATTGGTTTGCAAGTTCGAGGCACGCATCATCGTCGACCCAATCAAGCCTCACTATCACCAGCAGGCGGTGCAATTGGCAACCCAGCTCGCTGTAGTGTTGCGCGCTCAGACCTGGGGCCTTGAGGTTGAACCGGCGGAGTTCGTACAAGCGCTGCAGGACTGGACCAGGCCGGAGTTGGATGGTTACACGGTCTGGCTGGTGGAGTGGAATCAACAAATTTACCTCGGTACCGAGCAATGGCCTTGGCCGGACGAGCCGCCGGGCTCGCTGGTGTTTGACATCGCCCCCGGCGACAGCCCGGTAAGCCCGGGGGATCTGTGAGCGGCTATGCAAGCGCCCAGCATGACCGCATGCTCGCGGGCGTAGTCAAGGATTGTTATGTGGTCGCCCTGGACTTGGCCGCTTCCCCGCCGGCGTGTCGCGTCTCGGATGGCGAGTGGACTAGCGCCTGGGTGCGCTGGCACAGCATCGCCGCCGGTAAGGCCAGGCACTGGCGGGCGCCTTCCATGGGCGAGCAGGGGGCGTTGGTCAGTGCCAGCGGCGACGTGTCACAAGGCACGTTTATCCCGGGCCTCTACGGCAATGCCGGTGCACCACCGGATAACCGGGACCACGTGGAAGTTTGGCGCTTTGATGATGGCGGTTCGTTGATCTACGACTGGCAGGCCAAGAGCTACAGCATCACCCTGCCCAGTGGGACGGTGACTATTAAAGTTGCCAGCACGGAGGTGGTCGTAACGAACAACGCCGTAAACGTGACCACCGGCAACATCAACCTGAAAGCGGCGGTGACCATTGATGGCGCGTTACACGTCACGAAGGGCATCACCAGTGCCGGCGCGATCATCGATGCCGGCGGCAACAGCGCCCACCACACGCATTAATTTCAATCCACGACAGCCCGCTCAGTGCGGGTTTTTTCACATCTGGAGTCTGCCTTATGAGTAAGTCTAGAACTGATGACGATTCGACCGGGAGCGCCGAAGCCATTGCGGTTCCGGGATTGAAACCGGCGCCGCTGGGTTTTCTAGTTAGTACTGACGCGGTTGAGTCCATCGGACCACCACGCGTTTTTCGCGACAAGGTTTTCACCTCGCGCACATTAATTATGCCCGGCGGCGGCACGCTTCCTGTTGTTGCTGGTCGTGTCACCGCATGTGGTGATGATCAATATGAGTTTTTGAAATCGCATCCAGATCTGCAGCAATTGCCGGAGTAACGAAATGATCGGAATGGATCGCCATACCGGCCAACCCATTTCCGGCATCGAGCATTTGCGCCAGTCCGTTCCAGACATTTTAGGCACGCCGTTGGGCAGCCGCCGGCATCGGATGGAGTACGGCAGCAAGCTGCGGCGGTTTGTTGACTTGCCCGTTAACGAAGGCTGGAAAAGCGCCGTACAGGCTGAAGTCGCCCGCGCATTGGGGCGTTGGGAGCCACGTTTGAAACTGGATCAGGTGCGCGTTATGTCTGTTATCGGCGGGCAAATCAACCTGAAGATCGTCGGGGCGTACCTGGGCGACGGCGTCACATTGGAGGTAGCCGTATGAGTATCGTTGATCTGTCGTCGTTACCAGCGCCGACTGTGTTGGAGCCTCTGGACTTCGAAGAGGTTTATCAGGAAGGGCTGGGTGTTTTTCGCGGGTACATGGGCGGTAATTGGACTGCCGCGCTGGAAAGCGACCCGGTGGTGAAGGTGCTGGAGGTCGGCGCTTATATAAAGGTCGGCAACCGCGCCCGGGTCAATGACGCCGGCAAGGCGGTATTGCTGGCGCACGCCATACGCGGCGACCTCGATCATTTAGGGGGCAACGTCAATCTAAAACGCCTGGTCATTCAAGCCGGGGATCTGCTAGCGGTGCCACCGGTACTGGAGGTCATGGAGGACGACGACCCGTTCCGTGAACGCATTCAGTTGGCCTATGAGGGGCTGACCACGGCCGGTCCGCGTAACAGCTACATCCTGCACGCGCGCAACGCCTCGGGACTGGTGGCGGATGCCACGGCCGAAAGCGCGGCGCCGTGTTACGTGACGGTCACGGTGTTGGGTTTGGACGGGCAGGGCGTGGCACCGCCGCAGCTACTGGCCACGGTGGCCACCGCGCTGAATGATGACGACGTGCGGCCGGTATGCGATCGGGTGACGGTGCAGAGCGCCGAGGTAATCCCCTATCAAATCGACGCGATTTTGCACATGGCCAGCGCCGGCCCCGAAGCGGATGCCGGTTTGGCCGAGGCGAAAAGTCGATTGGCGGCCTGGATCAATCCGCGCAAGCGCTTGGGCGTTGAGGTGGCGCGCTCGGCGGTAGATGCGCGGCTGCACGTGGCCGGCGTTTCTCGGGTTGAGCTGGTCGGCTGGATGGACCTGACCCCGACCAAGGCGCAGGCAGCCTATTGCATCGGTTGGGCCGTAGCGCTGGCGGCCGTGACATGAAAAGCCTGCTGCCGTGCAATAGCACGCAACTGGAACGGGCTCTGGAGGCCGCATTCTACGAGAAGACGATTGTCCCGCTGCGCGACCTCTACAGCGCCGCTACCTGCCCGGTGTATTTGCTGCCGCACCTGGCCTGGGCGTGGTCGGTGGATCGCTGGGATTACCGATGGACCGAGGCGGTCAAGCGCGGTGCAATAGCCGCGTCTTACTTCATCCATGCCCACAAGGGGACCATCGGCGCTTTGCGCCGGGTAGTCGAGCCCCTGGGCTACCTGATCGAGATTGTCGAGTGGTTCAACACTGTGCCGCACGGCGTGCCCGGAACCTTCGCGTTGAAGGTTGGCGTTCTGGACACCGGTATCACCGAGGAAATGTATCAGGAACTGGAGCGCCTGATTGACGACGCCAAGCCCGTGAGCCGGCACCTGACGGGCTTGGCGATCAGCCTCGAAACCCAAGGCCATTTGAACATTGCCGTTGCCCTCTACGAAGGCGACGAAATCGACGTTTACCCGCCGGTGATGCGTGACATCGAGGTCACGGGCCGCTTCGGCGTGATCGGTCGCGAACACTCCATAGACACCCTGGACGTTTATTATGATTGATGCGAATTCGCAGTTTTTCGCCATTCTCACGAACGTGGGGATGGCCAAACAGGCGAATGCCGACGCGCTCGGCATTCCCTGGAAGATTACCGACATGGGCGTGGGCGATGCCAACGGCACCGACCCGATTCCCAGTGTGACGCAAACCCATCTGATCAACGAATGGCGCCGCCGGCCGCTAAACCAGCTCAAGACCGATCCGGTGAACCCGGCGGTCATCATCGCCGAGCAGATTATTCCGGCCGATGAGGGTGGCAAGTGGATTCGCGAAATCGGTTTGTACGACGTGGACGGCGATCTGGTGGCGGTGGCCAACTGCGCGCCAAGCTTCAAGCCGGTCCTGTCGCAAGGCTCTGGGCGCACGCAAGTCGTGCGGATGAACTTCATTGTCAGCAGCACCGGTAACATCACGCTCAAGATCGATCCCAGCGTGGTGTTGGCGACACGTGAGTACGTCGATCAGAAGGTGCTGGCCGAGCTGAGCAAGCAGGACTTTAAGCATTCGGTTTTGGTGGCGACCACCGGCCCTATGGTGCTGAGTGGCCTTCGCACGGTTGACGATGTGCCGTTGTCAGTTGATGCGCGGGTGTTGGTCAAGAATCAGGCCGCGCCCAAGGATAACGGCCTGTACAGCGTTGCTGTGGGCGCGTGGACACGTAGCGCGGACGCGGATAGCAGTCTGGAGGTAACGCCCGGATTGTTCGTGCATGTCGAGCGCGGTACCGCCAGCGGCGATAGCATCTGGCAACTGGTGACGGATACGCCGACTGTCCTGGGTACGACGGACCTGGTGTTTGAAATGGCGGCGGGTCGCACCGGAATCAATGCCGGGACGTATCGCAGCGTCACCGTCGACAAGTACGGGCGAGTAGTGGGAGGCACCAACCCGACCACGCTGGCCGGTATGGGTATCACCGACAGCTACACCAAGGCCGAAATCGAGGCGATGATTGCCCAGGCCTCGGCGCTGCCGGTCGGTGCCACCGTGGCCTTTCCCAATGGAGCGGCGCCGCCGGGGTTTCTGGAAATCGACGGCAGTGTACGAAGCATTGCCACTTATCCAGACCTTGCGGCTTACCTGGGGACCACGTTCAACAAGGGCAACGAGGGCGCGGGTAACTTCCGTTTACCTGACTCGCGCGGCGAGTTTCTGCGGGGTTGGGATCATGGGCGGGGCGTTGATGCGGGCCGTGCACTGGGTAGCTTCCAGCTCGGTACTGTGGCCGCTTTCGACAGCCCGCCGTCGCTGGCATCTGTAGATAGTGTGCGGGCGACAGCCGCTCAAGCGCAGGCCGATCCGTTCAACCCGGGTGATTATCCGGGGGTCTCCCTGTCTTGGTGCTCGACGAGTATCAGCAGCCAGGCACAACTCTCTGAAGGTGGCATCACCCGCCCGCGCAACATGGCGGTGATGTGGTGCATCAAGGCTTGGAACGCGCTGATCAATCAGGGCGCGATTGATGTCGCGGCCTTGGCGAGTGATGTACAGAAGCTTTTTATAAACGGTCCGGTCGTCGGCACCGCGCGCAATGCGAAAATGTACGTTACCGCCGTATCGGCCAATGCCGCGTTTACGGCGGAGGAGCTGATTGTTTCAAATGCGCTCGGCGGCCGGGCCTATAAGCTGGCCAACTTCAACAAGACGATCAACCTTGCCACGGTTGGCGCAGGCGGTATGGATACAGGGGCGGCCCCAGTAAATGGCTATGTGGCGCTGTATGCCATCTTTAATCCGGTATCCGGGTTATCAAGCATTCTTGCCGCGAACTACAGCATCGGCCCTGCGGCGGCCCCGGCGGTTTACGGCGGGGCCAATATGCCGGCCGGGTATACGCATTCCGCGCTGATTAGCGTGTGGGGCACAAATGCGAGCGGTCAATTAAAGGTTGGCTTGCAGCGCGATCGTCGGGTCAGCATTCCGCCGGTCACGGTGTTAAACACGGTGACGCAGTCCGGTGGTGTTGTACCGCTGAATATTATTTCGTGTGTCCCGCCCAGTGCGACGTCGTGCCGGGGCAATGGTCTGCTGGCGAGTACGGCGCCCAGTTCCCTCACCATGTTGCTGTTTTCGGATGCGCTGGCCTGCGGACAGCAATACGTTGCGGCGAACCAGTCGACAGGGGTAGTGGGTGATTTTGAATTGGATATCTACACGCTTTCGCAGATTTACTATAACTGCCTGAGTTCGGCGGGCACTCCGCAGTTCTCGATAGTTATTTCTTCTTATACGTTCTAGCTGGGGCAAGCATGAATAAATTTGTGCAGTTCGATGGGCCCGACGAAACGACAGTGGTCTCGGTGTTCGGATGCCTTCAAGACCCTGAATTCTGGTCGAATCAGGGGGAAGTCGCCGACGATGATCCTCGGTACTTGGCCTTTACGGCCGCTATCGATTGGCCCCCGCACCAGATCCTTGGCCCGCCGCAATAAACGCCCCGCACTGACGGGGCGTTTTCTTTTCCGTTACGCGTAACAAGAACATCCCTCAGGGCCTCGCTTTTTGCGGGGTTTTTTCGTTTTTGGAGATTGAGCTTTATGAGTTTCTTTCACGGCGTTACCACCACCGAGATCAAGACTGGCGCGCGCACCATTTCCCTGCCGTCGTCATCCATCATCGGGCTGTGCGACACCTTCACCCCGGGCGTCCTCGGTGGCGGTACGGCCATGGCCGGCGAGCTGAAGCTGATCACCTCCGAGCGCGAAGCCATTGCCGCCTTCGGCAATGATTCGGCGATCACCAAGGCGTGTAAGGCAATCTATACCAAGGCCAAGGCGGTGATCGTCGCCATCGGCGTGCCTAAGCTGGAAGACGCCGCGTTGCAAACCTCGGCGATCATCGGTGGGGTTCTGGCCTCGGGGCAGCGGACCGGTCTCCAGGCGTTGCTCGATGGCAAAAGCCTGTTCAATGCTCAGCCGCGGCTGTTGATCGCCCCAGGCCATACCGCCAAGCAGGCGGTGGCCACCGCGCTGGATGCCCTTGCGCAGAAGCTGCGGGCTATCGGCATTATCGACGGGCCTGGCACCACCGATGAAGCCGCCATGGCCTACGCCGATAACTTCGGCAGTCGTAACCTGTTCATGGTTGATCCAGGTGTTCAGTACTGGGACACCGAGCTTAGCAAGACGGTCGACGCGCCGGGCTCGGCATGGGCGGCGGGCTTGTTTGCCTGGACCGATGCGGAGTATGGCTTCTGGGCCTCGCCGTCGAACAAGGAGCTCACCGGTATCACCGGAACGACCCGGGCCGTCGAGTACCTGGACGGCGACGAGACTTGCCGGGCCAACCTGCTGAACAACGCCAACATCGCGACGATCATCCGGGATGATGGCTACCGCCTGTGGGGCAACCGCACGCTGTCGAGCGATCCGAAATGGGCGTTTGTTACCCGCGTACGCACGCTGTTCATTCTCATGGATGCCGTGCAGGCCGGTCACAAGTGGGCCGTTGACCGCTCGATCACCAAGACCTACGTCAGTGATGTGACTAACGGCTTGGGGGCGTTTATGGGCGACCTGAAAGCCCAAGGCGCGATTATCAACTTCGAAGTGTTCCCGGACACCGAACTCAACACGGCCAGCCAAATTGCCCAAGGCAAAGTTTATTGGCGCATTCGCTTCACCGACGTGCCGCCGGCGGAAAACCCGAATTTCCTTTTCGAAGTCACCGACCAATGGATGACCGAAGTTCTTGAAGCAGCCTAAGGGGGCTTAGCCAATGATTCCTCAAACTTTGTTTAACACGAACCTGTTTGTTGACGGCGTGAACTTCGCCGGCGACGTGCCGAGCCTGACGCTGCCAAAGCTGACCAGCAAGACCGATGAGTATCGCGGGGGCGGCATGGCCGGTTCCATCGAGATGGACCAGGGCCTGGAAAAAATGGAGGCATCCTTTGTCACCAAGGGTGTGCGCCGTGAGTCGCTGAAATACTTCGGCCTGGCCGATGGTACGGCCTTCAATGCGGCATTCCGTGGCGCTTTCAAGGGGCAAAAAGGGACCGTAACGGCGGTGGTCGCCACGCTGCGCGGTCGGCTCAAAGAGGTCGACCTGGGCGACTGGAAAGCCGGTGACCCCGCCGAGATCAAACACGCGATTGCAGTCACTTACTACAAGCTCGAAATCGACGGCCGCCTCATGTACGAAATCGACATGGTCGCCGGCATCCAAGTGGTCGACGGCAAAGACCAGCTCGCCGACGTGCGTGCCGCACTCGGCCTCTAAGGAAAGATCCAGATGACTCAAGTAAACGATAAAAAACTGTCGCATTGGCTAAAGGTCACCGCTGAGGCCGCTGTCGTGACGCTCTCGCGCCCAAGCGATGCCAATGGCGTGAAGGCCGAGACGTTGACCTTGCGTGTCCCCACCGTGCGCGAAGTACGAGCGGCCGACCGCGCCTCTAGTGGTGATGACGAACAGCGTGAGTTGATGTTATTCGCCGGCTTGGCCGAGGTTGGCCTAAAGGATCTGGAAGGGTTGAAACTGGTGGATTATCGCCGTGTACAGGCGGCCTATTCGCACCTGGTGCCGGATACCGATTATTCGACGTCGATGCCGGCGTGGCTGTCGATCACCACCGACCGCGTACTGGTCACGCTGTCGTGCCCGAGCACAATCAGCGGCGTCACGGTGGATCAGTTGGCCCTGCGTTCCCCAACCGTGCGTGACGTTCGTTCAGCGAGCCGGGAGGCGGGCGGCGATGACGAGCAGCGTGAGCTGGTGTTGTTTGCCGAGTTGGCGGGTGCGCCTATCGCGGATCTGGAGGGCCTGAAGCTGGTGGATTTCAATCGCTTGCAGGCCGGCTATTTTCGCATGGACCAAGACCACGGGGTTTGACCCCGGCGTCATCAAAATGGCCGCGAAACGTCTGGCGGCGGACACCGGTTTTTCCGCTGCAGAGATTCAGTCGATGCCGTTTGCTGAGATGGTTTGGTGGCTCACGGATTGAGCCGCCTTCGGTAAGGCTGTGCAAATGGGGGCCATGACATGGCGAACAAACTCGCCCTCGGGCTGGTGATCGGCGGCGCCGTCAGTTCGACGGTCGGCGCAGCGTTCAAAGATGTAATGGGGCGAATCAAGCGCCTCGAGGCGGAAGGGGGCAAGGCGCGCGTCATGCAGCGTGCTATCGGCGACACCATTCGCTTGCGCGATGAATGGAAAAAAGCCCACGACAGCGGGTCCGCTGGGGCGTCCAAGCTGCTGGGCCGGTTGAACTCCAACCTCGATAGCTTGAAGAAGCAGGGTGTTGAAGTCGGCCGGCTGGAGAAGGCGTATCGGTCTATGGGCCAGATGGCCAACAAAGCCGAGCTTAAGGCCAAGGGGCATCAGCAGCTTAACGCCGGAATGTCCGGCATGAAAAAAACGGTGGGCGCCGCTGTTGTGGGTGTGGGGGCGCTGGCGGTACCGACGAAGGTTAGCGCGGACTTCGGAGCCATTGTTCGTGACATCGCGATCAAGGCCGGCATTGCCAACAAGCCACAAGAAAAAGAGTTGTCGCGCAAGATTATTGATACCTCGCGCGACACCGGCATGGCGCGCAACGAGGTGGCCGACGTGGTCAACCAGTTAGTTGGCGCCGGTATGGAGTTGAGCAAGGCCCTGGAGTATGCGCCGGTCGCGGCCAAGTTTGTCGTGGGGCAGGGGTCGAGTGGTGTCGATACGGCGAAGATGATCAACGCCCTGGGGCAAAACGCCAAGATCACTGACCCCAAGCAGATGCAGCAGGCACTGGAGGCGATTGCCTATCAGGGGCAGGCGGGCAGCTTTGAAGCGGCCGACATGGCGAAGTGGTTCCCGGAGCTGTTGGCGAACATGGGTGGCCTGGGCATCACCGGCCTGGACGCAGTGACGCAGTTGGGCGCCATGCTGCAAGTGCAGATGAAGTCGGCCGGCAGTTCGAATGAGGCGGCCAACAACCTCAAAAACTGGATAGGCAAGATCGGTTCGACCGATACGGTCCAGGCTTACAAAAAGGCCGGCATCGACTACAAGGGCTCGATGCAGACCGGTTTGCAAAACGGCATGTCCACGCTGGAAACCAGCATGGAGCTGGCGCAGAAGTACATTCGGGCCACCGATCCGAAGCGTGCGGCGGCGATGGCCAAGGCGACGTCGGAGATCGGCAAGGAGGCTGACCCGGAGAAAGCCAAGGCGATGATGGCCTCGCTGGAGGAGTCGTTGCGCACTGGCGACCTGTTCGCTGACATGCAGGTCAAGGCTGCGCTTTCGGCCTTTATGCAGAACAAAGCGCTGTACGCCCAGCTTAAAAACGACTCGCGCGATGCAACGGGCATCCTGGATAAAAACCTCAGCGAGCGGCGCGAGTCGTCCTCACAGAAGTGGGCCGAGATGGCGCAGTCGATGGATGACGCCATGCGTAGCGTGGGGGATGCGCTGCGGCCGGTCACGGACAGCGTGGCCGAGGCCCTGACCAAAGTCACTAAAAGCATTACCTCAATGTCTGACAGCACGCCCGGGGTGGTGACGGGGATCGCGTTGCTCGGTGCTGGGTTGGTCACCCTGACGGGCCTGTTCAGTTCGTTCAAGATGGCGAAAGGGTTGTTCAACCTGGCGCGCGGTACGTTGGGCGGCAAGTCCGGCGCAGTGCAAAAGGTCTTTGTGACCAACTCCCTGGACGGTGACGACGGTAAAGGTGCGGACCCCAAAAGCAAGGCAGGCAAAGCGCTGTCGCTGGTGGAAACCGGGCTCAAGGCAGCGGCGGCCCTCAAAGGGACGCGTGCCGACGATAGCGCTGAAGGCAAGGAGGACAACAAACCCGGCCAGTTCGACCTGGTCGCCACCGGCCTCAAGGTGGTGTCGCTGGCGAAGGACGCAAGCTCCGAAAGCGCTGAGGCCGGAACAACTGACGTCGCAATACAGAAAGTGTTCGTGGTCAACGCGGGAGCCATGGGGGGCGGCGCTGAAGGCCCCGGGGACGCGCGTCGGCGTGGACGCAGTGGCAGGCGCAATCTTTCGCGCCGTCGGCCGTTGCCGCGGCCGGGTGCTTCGTCGCGTTCGCCTATTCCGCGACCACGCCCGCCGATTCCACCGGTACCGGTTCCAGGTGCAGCAATGACCAAACTGGGCGGGGTCGTGCAAGCGGTCGGCAAGGTTGGCAAAGCCGCCAAGATGATACCCGGCGGCTCGCTGATGGAAGCCGGCGCCATGGCGTTCGAAACCTACGAAACGGCCAAGACCACGGACGAAAAGGCCGAAGGCTATGGCGCGGCCGCCGGCAATCTGGCCGGCACCCTGGCCGGCGCGGCGGCGGGTGCGGCTATTGGCTCGGTGGTGCCGATTATTGGCACCGCTATCGGCGGGTTGATTGGCGCCTATCTCGGCAGTCAGGGCGGCGCCGCGTTGGGTGGCTCCCTCGGTAAGTCGCTGTTTGGTGGCGAAGAGAAAACACCGGCGGCACCGGTCACGCCGTTGTGGATGGGGCCGCGCCCAGGTCCGGCAGTCCCCAGCATGGCCATCCTGACCCGGCCGCTCAATGGGGCGCCCGATCCGGGCAATAAGGCAAACGGTTCCGGCGCGTTGCTGTTGGCTCCGGCGCTGGCCCCGCAAGGGCCAGTACTGGGCGACGTAGCCCGCGCTATGGCCGTACAGGCACCGACCAAGTCGGCGGCTGTGGCCATTCAGCCCAAGGAGTCGGTCAAGTCGGAGCCGACCAGAACGGATCAGGCGTTTCACTACTCCCTGAGCATGCCGGTCTCGGTGCAAGGGGATGTCAAAGACCCGCAACGTTTGGCGCAAGAGCTAATGCCGCACATGCAGCGGATGATGGTGGATGCGGCGAAACAGAACGCGACGAAGCTGTACGACGAACCTCATGTGTAAGGGGGCCTTATGGCTTATATGGAACAGTTGCAATCGGGCTTCAAGTACCTGGTCGAGGCGGGGGAGGCCGGGCGGCGCAGTGCAGACGGAATGCTGGCACCGGTTAACGGCGCGATCGGTGAGTTAACCGGCGCCGCGTCCGAGCTGGAGAACATCCCGTTTGTGGGGCCAGCGATCGGCGCCAAGCTTCAGCGGGTGATGCGCGGCGTGGACGCGGCACAGGCCAAGGTCGGTCAGGTGGTGGCGGTGTACGGCCGTGCGACGCGGGCCGCCGCCGAACTACAGGACCGCTTGGGCACGCTGAAGGAGCAGGCGGGCAGGGCGGCGACGGCGATCAACAATATCGCCGGCAAACTCAGTCCGTCGTTGGCCAATATCGTGCCCACCAGTTCCTTTGCGGCGGATGCCACGCCGGCGCCGGAAGCGGTGAAGCCGTTCGCGCATCTGCTGATCATCCAGCCAAGTGATCCCAAGCTTCAGCCCTATTACTTCAATCTGGACACGGCGGCCTTCGACGAGCTCAGTCGCTCAACCGAGTTCCGCTGGGCTTCACAGGAGCGCCTGTCGCGGCGCCCGGCGCAGCAAGCCGTGGGGATGGGCGAGGAAAAGCTCACCCTCAAAGGCACCATTTATCCGGGCTTCAAGGGCGGCCTCAAGCAGCTCGACACGTTGCGCAGCATCGGGGCCAGGCTTCAGCCGCTGACCCTGACCACGGGCTATGGCGAGGTGATGGGGACGTGGTGCCTGAAGACCATCAACGAGGAACAGGGCGCGTTGATGCACGGCGGGATTCCCCGTAAACAAGGGTTCACTCTGGAGTTTGCGCGCTATGGCGATGACCTGCAGAACGTCTGACGGGGACATGCTCGATGTCATTTGCCACAACGTGTATGGCCACCTAAAGGGCAGTGTCGAGGCGGTGCTGGATGCCAATCAGGGGCTGGCAGACGAGCCCCAGCCGTTTCGAACTGGTGTGCTGATCGTGCTGCCGGATCTGCCAAGTCCGACCAAGGAGGGGGTCAGCTTATGGGATTAATGAACTACACTCGTGCAGCTTGATTCATCAAGCTCCTTACTTTCTTGCCCGCCTTGTGCGGGTTTTTTTTGGACAAAATCCATGACGCCTACATTTCGCATCGTGGCCAACGGCGCCGATATCACGGCCAAGATTAATGACCGGCTATTGTTACTGCGCACCTCGGACAAGCCGGGCATGGACTCCGACGAGTTTGAGTTACGCATCGATGACCGCGATGGCCAGGTCGAGCTGCCTTCGCGTGGCAGCTCCATCGAAATCTACCTGGGGTATGCCGAAATGTCCTTGACGCGGCTGGGCCGTTACACTGTGGACACGGTCGAGGTGTCGGGTCCTCCGGATACGATTGTGATCAAGGGCAACGCCAGCGACATGCGCGGCAGTGGCAAGACGATTCGCAGTGGTAGCTGGGAGGACGTGCCGTTATCGACGATCGTGGCCGACATCGCCGCGCGCAATGGCTGGCAGCCGGTATGCCCGGTGTCAACGACAGTCGACCGGGTGGACCAGCTCAGCGAGTCCGATTTCAATTTCATCACGCGCCTGGCCAAGCAATACGACTGCACGGCCAAGGTCGCCGACGGCAAGCTGTTGGTCATGCCGCGCCAAGGTGGCCAGACCGCCAGTGGCGAGACGTTTGGCGCGATCACCCTGACCCGTAGCGACCTCAGTCGCTGGCAGTTCAGTCTTGGGGATCGCAACTCGCATAAGGCGGTGGCCACCAAGCACCAGGACAAGAAAACGGGAAAGCTCGTTATCGTCAGTGTGGACAATGACGATGCCCCGGATGGGTTGCCGGCAGTGCATACCGACCGCCATATCTACCCGAACAAAACCGCCGCCGAGGCGGCCGCCAAGGCACGTTTGGCGGCGTTCAATCGCTCGACCGCCGACGTGCGTCTGGAGATGCCCGGCCGGACGGACATCTTTGCCGAGCGGCCAATCAACGCCCAGGGGTTTAAGGTCGGCCTCGATGGCGAGTACTTGGCGGATTCGGTCGAGCAGGTGTTTACCCAGTCCGGCTGGTCCACGACAGTCGAGTGCAATGCCGGCAAGAAGGGCAAATCCAAAACGAAGAAAAAGAAAGAACCGAAGCCGCTGAAGGTGGTGAGTGTCGAGAAGCTATAGCGCATCCCCCCATGGCCGCCTGAGCGCGGTTTTTTTATGTCTGGAGAAAAGCATGTCCATTACCACGCAGCAGCTGCTGCAGATCCTCCCGAACGCCGGCGCCCATGCCGGCGTTTTTGTTCCTCTACTCAACGTGGCCATGGTGCGCTTTCAGATTGTCGGGACCAAGCGCATGGCCGCGTTCATGGCGCAGATCGGTCATGAGTCGGGCCAACTGGTTCACGTCAAAGAACTGTGGGGACCCACCGCTGCCCAGGCGAAGTACGAGGGGCGGGCTGATCTGGGCAATACCCAGCCGGGCGATGGCTTCCGGTACCGCGGGCGCGGGCTGCTGCAAATCACCGGTCGGGCCAACTACGCCGCGTGCGGCGAAACGCTGGGGTTGAACCTGGTCACTCAGCCGGAGCTGCTGGAGCAACCGCGATACGCCTGCCTGTCAGCGGCGTGGTTCTGGGCGGGCAATGGACTGAATACGCTTGCGGACGGCGGGAAGTTTGAAACCATCACGCGACGGATCAATGGCGGACTCAATGGCCAGGCGGATCGGCTGGAGCTGTGGGAGCGGGCGTCGGAAGTGCTGGTGTGATCCCGCCAGTCTGGCGTATCAGTGGGGTGATCGCGCTGCTCTTGCTGCTGATGGTAGGCAGTGGTGCGGCAATTTGGCGTTGGCAGGCGAATAGCTACGGCGAACAACTCGCCGAACAGGCGCTGCTGCATCAGGCGGGCCTGACCATTCTCAATACCGCGGCCGCCGCGCAGGTACGTGCCGATCAGGATAAGCGCCTGGTGCTCGAGCAGCGGCTGTCGGCTAGCGACCAATCCCACTACGAGGAACTGAGCGATGCTCAAACTCACCAGGCTCGCTTGCGCGATCGCCTTGCCACTGCTGATCTGCGGCTGTCAGTCCTTCTCGACGCCACAGAGTCAGCCGTTGGTTGTTCAGTGCCAGCCGGTACCGGCGCCGGCAGCGTGGTTCATGGCGGGACGCGCGCCCGACTTGACCCAGCGCATGCTCAACGAATTATCGGCATCACCGATGCCGGCGACCAAGGATTGATCGCACTGGCGGCCTGTCAGACCTATGCCAAAGAAATCTCAACACCGAAGTGAAAAAGAGCGG